AGCAATTGAAAAATATAAAGCTGATTGTTTAGCCGTAAAAGCAGCATTTCCAAAAGGAGAATAAATAATGTCTATGACAAAGACATGGAAGATACAGCAGTGTGACAGAGAACTAGCTAACGGTGGCATTACTACAGCTAACTGGCGCGTGAACGCAGAGCAAACCGTAGGTACTGGCGGGGATGCTGTAACCTACTATGCAACTAGATATGGCACCTGTAGGTTTACACCAGATCCTGAGTCTGGCGATTACACGCCGTATGTAGACGTTACAGAGGCGGATGTTCTAGGCTGGTGTTGGGCGGATGGTGTAGACCAAACAGAAATCGAAGCATCACTACAGGCTCAGATAGACCTACAAATAACCCCAACAACAGGCGAAGGAGTACCTTGGTAATGAGCGAAGAACAAATAATCGTAATCGACAACGAAGAGCATAAGTTATCCGAGCTTGACGTATCGACTCAAGCAAACATAGCCCGTGTAAACGAACTACGCCGTGAAATATCTACGTTAAAGATGCAGACCAACGAGCGTGAACTTCTCCTGCAAGCCTACACCAGAGCCATTGTTGAAGGGGTTAAGCCTGTTGAAGAAGCTGAAGAAATAGAAGCTGGCTAATGTCTAGAGTTTTAGAAAACGGCGATGTAGATACAGATCAAATCGCACAGGACTACTCGGCAATGTTGAACAGCGTGAAGGTAATTGAAAGCGTGCTAGACGCAAACAATGACTTTTATAATGAGAAAACTAATCTTGAAAAGCAAGAACGTATTCTTCGTAGCTGTGGGTACTTAGAGTCGATGGCAGCTCTGGATGATTGGGGTTCTGAAGATATGAGCACAGTTAAAGCTGCTATTGCTGCTGCAAACGCATACGATCCTGTCAAAGAAACTGAACAAGAGGCAAGCTGATGGACTTAATTGAAATTGTAACAACGCTGACTACGTTGTCGGTAATAGCCAGTGCCATTTGCGCTGCTACACCTACACCGAAAGATGATGCCTTCTTTGCTAAATGGATATACCCCGTAGTTGAGGCACTAGCTTTAAACATCGGTAAGGCCAAGGAATAATGACGGAACAGCGCCTTGAGGTGAAAGACGCTTTAGCAGAAATTTCGGCACACGAACGCGAATGTGCAGTACGTTACGAAAATATCGAGCGGCGTTTAGAATCGGGATCTAAGAGGTTTGACAGAATTGAACACCTGATTTACGGCATTTACGTTCTTGTTTTAGGGTCGGTATTGATACCGATATTAATATCTATGGGGTAGGAAATGATACTAGAGGCTGTTGCGGCAGTGACGGCTGCGTGCAAGGCGCTTGAGATGGCTGCGGGTGCGGCTTCAAATATAGAGAGTCTTGGCTCGGTAATAGCCCGCCTTGGCTCTAGCGAATTCGATCTGCAACGCGCTAAGAACAGCAAGAATTTAAGCGAAGCTGAAGCGATGAAGATTGTTATGGCCGAGGAGCAACTGAGGCAATCTAGGGCTGCGATCAGGCAAGTGTTTGAGGCCACTCATCGCATGGATCTCTGGAACGAGATGCAGGCCAAAACTGCGGAAGCGCGTAAAAACCGCCAAGCTTTTTTAAAGGCAGAAGAAGCCCGCAAGAAGAAGTTTAGAAAAGAGTTAACGCAATACGCACTTATATTTGCGGTTGTGATTGTTTTAGTGCCAGCCACTGTTGGCGGGTTATTGGCTTGGTTAATGAACAGATGATTATGGCATTTTTGCTAATTGTCATCGTAGATGGTGAGCCTCTAAAGGAAGAGTTTTATTTTCGGGATGTGACTCGCTGCAATCAGTTTGCCTACTACGTCGAGTCTGGCGCAGTGACCTTGAATAAGCGAAGGCGTAATCAGAACAACATTAGCGCGTACTGCATCCCAAAGCGGATACGATCTGGCATGAAAACTTGGGACTGATATGGCTGCTAAAAAATTAGAAGAAAACAGTGAATACGCTCAATACGACGCTGATGGTGACGGTATTATCTCTGACGAAGAACTTGCAACAAGCAAGGAGCTACAAGAGCTGCACCTAAGCCACGAACGAGCAGACGCCCAACGTGCGATGTCTTGGTTTGCTTTGTGGGGAATGCTGCTCTACCCCAGTCTCGTAGTAGTTTCTAGCTGGGTGGGCCTGACGCAAGCTGCGACCATACTCGGAGATATGGCCTCGGTTTATTTCGTATCTGTGGCTGGCATTCTGGCTGCGTTCTTTGGCGCTCAAGCATGGTCTAACAGAAAGCCGTGATGTGGCAAATAACTGGAATACTGGGGCTTGCGCTGGCGGTTACGGGCGGCGCGTTTAAACTGTATGTAGATAAAGCCGAGGCAGAGCAAGAAGCAATGGCCTCGCAGCTTCGCCAAGCTGCTGACAACCAACTTGTTTTGGAAACAAATATAACCTCCCTAAACACTCAAATTATTGAGTCTGAGCAACGCCAACAGCGCGTCCTTGATCGGGTAAATGAGCTTCAGCTTCAAAACGACAAGGCTCAGGTTGAGGTGGCCTCTATCAGAAAAAAGTTCGCAAGGCACAACTTAGATGCGCTCAGTTTGAGGAAGCCCAAGCTAATCGAGAAAATAATCAACAAAGGCACAGCGGAGGTTTTAAATGATCTGGAAAATATTACCAGTCTTAATCCTTAGCGGTTGCGGCCTTTTCGGGCAAAAGCCATACATCCCAGAAACCAAACCTGTAGAGGTTGTCACGGTGATTCAGCCAGCAGCCGTTTATCACCCGGTACTGCCAAACCCAATAGCCACCCTGCCAGTCGAGTGGACGGTTTTGACTCCAGACACCATGCAGGAGTACCTAAATGACTTAAATGAGGGTAACGCGCCAACCAATGCTTTCTATGGACTTTCTACAAAAGGTTATGAGAATCTTTCGACAACGATGTCAGAGATTAAACGCTATATCAGACAACTACAAAACATTGTACAATACTACAAATCCTTGGACAAAGAGACTTCTGAAGATGAGAGTAACAAGTAACGAGGGTATAGCCCTGATTAAAAAATTTGAGGGATGCGAGTTGACTGCGTATCGCTGCTCCGCTGACGTGCCAACCTTGGGCTATGGACACACCCGTGACGTTTCTGATGGCGACACCTGCACTCAGGAAGAGGCCGACGAGATGCTTGCAGAAGATCTGCAAGAGTTTGAGCAATACGTTAATGACTTGGTTGATGCGGACTTAAAACAAAATCAATTTGATGCGCTGGTTGCTTGGACGTACAACTTGGGGCCAACCAACCTAAGAGAATCAACACTTTTAAAGCGGTTGAACGGTGATGATCTTGCGGACGTGCCGCATCAGATCCGTCGATGGAACAAGGCTGGCGGTAAGGTTTTAGACGGCTTAATCCGCAGACGCGAGGCCGAGGCTTTGTTGTTCCAAGGAGAGCCTTGGGAAAATGTCTAGGCCATCACTCAAAGACTTTGAGATCCTTAGTGAGCAAGATCAGAATGAGGCGCTTGCGCTGCTGTCTCGGTTTGATCAGATGGATAAGCAGGAAAGTTGCCAGAACGACTTTATTGAATTCGTGAAGCATATGTGGCCTGAGTGCATACTTGGGCGTCACCACAAAATTATTGGCGATAAGTTTAACAAGATCGCTCAGGGCAAGCTCAAGCGGCTTATCGTCTGCCTACCTCCTCGGCACTCTAAATCAGAGTTTGCGAGCACCTACTTTCCTGCATGGATGATGGGTCGCAAGGGTGACACCAAGATCATTCAGAGCACCCACACGGGTGAGCTGGCAATTCGCTTTGGTCGAAAGGTCAGAAACCTAATCGACTCAGATGATTACTCGCAAATATTCCCAGACCTATCGCTAGAAGCCGATAACAAATCGGCTGGTCGTTGGACTACAAACCAAGGCGGAGAAAGTTTCTACGCAGGTGTTGGTGGTGCTATTACAGGTCGTGGTGCCGACCTTCTAATCATTGATGACCCTCACTCTGAGCAAGACGCGCTAAGCCCGACAAGTATGGATGCGGCTTACGAGTGGTACACCTCTGGCCCTAGACAGCGTTTACAGCCCGGCGGGATAATCATTATCGTAATGACTCGTTGGTCAGTCAAAGACCTAGTGGGCAAGGTACTCAAGAAGCAGGGAGACGAACACGCTGACCAGTGGGAGGTTGTAGAATTCCCCGCGATTATGCCAGAGTCAGATACACCACTATGGCCTGAGTTCTGGAAGAAAGAAGAGCTATTGGGCGTTAAAGCCTCGCTACCAGTTAGCAAGTGGAACGCGCAGTGGATGCAGAACCCAACCGCTGAGGCTGGTTCTATCGTAAAGCGCGAGTGGTGGCGCAAGTGGGACGAGGACTTTGTGCCTGCATACACCTATATTATTCAGTCATACGATACAGCGTTTTCTAAAAAAGAAACCGCCGACTACTCGGCTATCACTACTTGGGCTATTTTTCAGCCGCCCAATACCGATACAGATCAAATCATTTTGTTGGACGCAAAGCGCGTCAGGCTAGACTTTCCAGAGCTAAAACGACTGGCTTACGATGAGTACAAATACTGGGAGCCAGACTGCGTTCTGATTGAAGCCAAGGCATCTGGCACACCTTTGACCCAAGAGCTTAGGCGCATGGGCATTCCAGTCACAGCCTATACACCAAGCCGAGGTCAAGATAAGATTGCGCGTATGAACAGCGTAGCGCCGATTTTTGAGTCGGGCATGGTCTGGGCGCCAGATGAAACATTTGCTGAAGAAGTTATTGAAGAAATGGCAAGCTTTCCCTTTGGCGAGAATGACGATTACTGCGACTCCAGCACGATGGCGCTTATGCGCTTTAGGCAGGGTGGATTTTTAGCTCTCAGCAACGATTACCCCGAAGAGGCTGAGTTTTTGAGACGTGACAGACAGGTATATTACTAATGGCAATTGAGAAACGCGGCTTAGGCACGGAAAACGACCCAGACATTATGCCTATGGGCAACGCTATGGAAGTCGAGCCAGAGATGACTCGAAACGATGAAATCCGTAACGCAGCTCAAATCTTGGTTACTGAAGAAGACATTTTAATTGATGATGAGATTGACGCTCCTGAGCTAGAAGAGTCGCAGATTGATTTTGGCGCAAACCTTGTTGAATTTATTGACGATAGTGATTTATCAAAGCTTGCCAGCGATGTCATTGATTCGGTTAAATCCGACAAAGAAAGTCGCGCAGATTGGGAAAAGACCTACACTGACGGCCTCAAGTATCTGGGCATGAAGTTTGACGAGGCAAGAAGCCAGCCGTTTGCAGGCGCTTCGGGCGTTGTTCACCCTATCTTGGCTGAGTCTGTGACCCAGTTCCAAGCTCAAGCTTACAAAGAATTACTGCCAGCCAAAGGCCCAGTTAAGACTGAAATTATTGGCGCTCGCAGCCCAGAAGTAGAGATGCAGGCTGACCGTGTTCAGCAGTTCATGAACTATTACATCATGAACATCATGCAAGAATACGACCCCGAAATGGATATGTTGTTGTTCTATTTGCCACTGGCAGGCTCTGCGTTTAAGAAAGTTTACTTCGATACCGCTCAAAGCCGTGCCATGAGCAAATTTATCGCGCCAGAAGATCTGGTGGTTCCCTACGAGGCAAGCGACCTCAGCAGCGCCGAGCGCGTCACTCACGTCTTACTTATGAGCCGCAATGAGATTAAAAAGCAGCAGCTTAGCGGTTTTTACGCTGATGTAGAGCTAAAGGGTGGCGGTGTAAACGTCAGCCGCAGCGAAGTTGAAGAAGAGATAGACGAGATTCAAGGCATTGAGCCTGCATACCAAGAAGATCGTGACCGCGTGGTGTTTGAAACCCACACCATTCTTGACATAGCTGGCTACGAAGATTTGGGTGAAGACGGCGAGCCTACAGGTTTAAAGCTGCCATATATCGTCACAGTTGATGAGCAGAGCAGCAAGGTGCTTTCGATCCGTAGAAACTACGTTGAAGGTGACCCGCTCAAGAATAAAATTAATTATTTTGTTCAGTACAAGTTCTTGCCCGGCCTTGGATTCTACGGTCTAGGTCTAAGCCACATGATTGGTGGCATAGCTAAATCAAGCACCTCAATCCTAAGACAGTTAATTGATGCAGGCACACTGGCTAACCTGCCAGCAGGCTTCAAAGCTCGCGGTATGCGTATTCGTGACGAGGACAGCCCACTACAGCCGGGCGAGTTCCGTGACATAGATACCACTGGCGCAAGCTTGCGCGAGAACTTAATACCCCTGCCGATCAAAGAGCCTTCTAATGTGCTCATGCAGCTACTAGGGCTGCTTGTGGACTCAGGTAAGCGGTTTGCGTCTATTGCTGATACGAATGTAGGTGATGTAAATCAAGCCATGCCCGTAGGTACTACAGTGGCTCTATTGGAGCGTGGAACCAAGGTTATGAGCGCCATTCATAAGCGCCTGCACTACAGCCAAAGAATAGAGTTTCAGTTGCTCGCTAAAGTATTTGCTGAGTACCTGCCACCGAGTTATCCCTACCAGTCAAGCAACGGCCCTCAAGAAGTTATGGGCGCAGACTTTGACGGCAGGGTTGATGTTATCCCAGTCTCTGATCCAAACATCTTTAGCCAAAGCCAACGTATTACAATGGCCCAAGAGCTGATGCAGATGGTTCAGTCTAACCCTGAGATACACGGGCCGCAGGGCATCTACGAGGCTTATAGAAGGATGTATGCGGCATTGGGTGTAGATGATATTGAAAGCTTGCTAATGCCACCTCAGCC